CTCGTGACTATGTACGTCGTGAGATTCCAATGGACTTGAATGTTACGCAGGAGGAACAACGTGTTGATATCGAAGAAATGCGCGATTCTTTGCGCGTGGCTGTTGCTCAGTATGCTCAAGCCATTCCAGCCCTTGCAGCGCAAGGCCAAGACCCTAGTGAGATTATCACCCGCATTGCGTCTGTTATCCAAGGTCGGCAAAAGGGCCAATCGCTAGAGAGCACAATCGAAAAAGCATTTACACCAGAACCACCACCTCCAGCCCCAGAGATGCCACCAATGGCACCAGGTATGGAACAACAACTTCCAGCAGCAGGAGCGGCCCCCGCCCCAGCCTCAGCGCAACCTCCACAAGAACAAGGTGGTATGGCCCCTGCTGCTGGTCAAAGACCCGATATAGCCCAACTACTCGCTGGTATCACCGGCGCAGCTTAAGCAGAGGAGGTGTAAATATGAACAAGGGATCTCGCGCAGCAGCGCCAATGTCAAAGCCAACTGAAGGCAAGAAGGACACATCTAAGCCAAAAGGTGGCAAGGTAGTTCCATCAATGATGCCAGCAGGCCGTCGTGGCAACGCAGTAAAAAAGGGATAATAACTTTTTAATGAGAGGTGTACTGGGCGATGAAAGATGATAAATACATTCCTCGTCCAGTACGCTTTCTCGATCTTGTCGTTGTAGGCGTAGGCTTTATACACAACATAGCTTCATCTATTGAAACCTTAACAGGTGAACTAATGGAGTTAGCAATTTATCAATCAAATCATCTTACTCAAACCAATAGGGCTTGGGAAGATATGACAGCAGATTTAGAGAAATTACAGGAGGACAAATGACAACTGCACCGATGAACCCAAAGGCAGGCGTATCAGGTCCAGGCAAGTACGCAGTTCGTACTGATAGATTAGAAATGGGTTCTACTTCATACGGCGAAGGCGTTGAGACACAGGCTATTAAGTCTGGCGCTCCGCTAGCCAAGACTGGTGATGTACGCCCTGCTCGCGGTGGAGACATACGCGAAGCTGTAACACAAGCACCAGTAACAGAATTATTTGCAGAAACTACTCGCCCAGGCGAACCAATTACAACAGGTATTGATATTGGAAATGGTGCTCCATCACAAGTATTGATGATGCAAAAGGCAGTAGCAAAGACTTCAGACACATTAGCAAAGATGTTGCCATTTGATACAGACGGTTCTATTACAATCTTGTATCAGCAGGCCGTTGCGCGAGGTGACTAATTGGCTGACAATCTAAAAGCAGCCGCTGCAGCTGCAGGTTTAACACCTGCAGAACGAAAAGAGATAGAAGCTCTTAGCAAGACTCTATCTGTTCACCGTGAACTTTCCAATCTTCCGCAAAGAACTGCACAGCAGGCTTATGCACAAAAGACTCCTGACCAGCAAGCAGCGCTAAGACGCGTAGCTGGCGAAGAAGATCCTGTTACTAAGCCACAACGTGGCTGGTTGGGTACTACTTTCCACTACGCTGCTAGCTATAATCCTTTAACGCTTGCTTACAAAGGTATTGTTGAAGCATCTGATTTTATGACCCGTGCTTATCGTACTGGTGCTATTGCTGTTATGGAAGGCAAGAGCATCGGCGATGCCTGGACTACTGCCAACGATAAGGGCGATAAGGTATTTAACCCAGGTCGTATTCAAAACGCTAGTGCTAAGTTTGGCAATGATCGTATGCAGGTTGCAATGCGAGTTGCAGCTGGTGAGAAGTTAAGTGATATTGCTTCATCTGGTACAGATGTACAAAAGCAAATTGCAGCAATGGCTGCACAAAACAAAGATGACTTGTTTCAAGATGCACTAGATGCAGCACAAGCTGCTAAGTATTCTCCTGGTCGCCAGATAGCAAACCTTGTTACGCCAGAACAACTTGAAGGTTCAGGATTTTTCTATCGTTCAGTTTCCGGTGCAGTTGATGCTGCATACCGCATCTTTGCAGATCCAACAATCATTGGTGGTAAGGTAAAGCGTCTTATAGATGTATCTCGTTACTCACTAGACGTTGTTGTCGGTGGCGGTAAGGTTGCTGAAGTGTTTGCACGTCCACAGGTTGCAAACTTTTGGAACCAATATGGCGCAGAGCTTGCAGCCTATAAGAAGGCTATTGATGAAGGCGCAACACAGACAGCAGTTGAAATTAAAAAGCGTCTTACAACTCTTGCTCCTGAGTTTGGTGATCCAGTAATTAGATCATTTATTAACACAGCCGATGATGCTGTTCCTATTACAGATGCACTAAGCGCTAAGGGTTTCTTTGAGAACGCTAAGCAGTTAGAAGAGATGTTGAAGGGCCAGATTGGTCGCAAGCGTGTAATGATTCCACGTTTAGATGCAGCACGTAAGGCTCGTATAACTACTGTTACTACAGCTAATAGAGTTTTTAACCTAGATAGAATTGGTCCTAGATTTGTAGATGACCTTTACTTCGGTGGAGCAACAACTGATGATGGCATTGCTAAGGCAATCATTGATGGTCGAGAAACTATCGTCAACACAGTTAAGGCTAACCGTAACGCTAAGGGAACAGCACGCTTTTCTACGGCACAAATTCAGTACCGCATTGACCGCTTCAAGGCCAAGTTCTCACAAGTTCCTTTCTTTGAAGATGATCTATTTGATGTTACATCCAAGGATGCTGCATCATTAGTTTATCGCTATGCACGCTTGGTTCTCCCAAAGAATGAATCTAAGTTAATTGCACAAGCCTTTGATGGCTCTGAAGTAGGACGCAAGAAAGAAATCTTTTACGGTTTACAATCAACTATCGCTGATATTCGCGGGTTGAATGTAACAAAAGAAGGCAAAACCGTTGCAGATCAACTTGATAGACCTGTTAAGCGTGAATTTGCTACAACAGACCCACGTACTGGATACAATCCAGCAGCATTGCCAGATGGCGAGCAAGTTGGTCTTATTCTTTCTGACCTTTCAGATTATGTATCTGTACTTAGTGTTCGTGATATTGACCGTGCTGCATCACGCTCTGGTCTTATCCAGCAAATAGCAGGTCTTGCTCACTCTAACTGGGTTGAGAAGATGACATCTGCCTGGTCTTTCTTAACACTTGCTGGTCCTCGTTATGCTATCCGTAACGCAACAGAAGATTTAATGGTCCACCTTGCAATTGGTGAATCACCATTTGGTTTGATTAAAGCACGTAGCCTATCAACTCGCTTGCGTACAGCACGCCAAGTAGAAGAAGGTTTAACTACCCTAGGCAAAGCAGCAGAAAATCCACTAGGTGGAGTTATTCGCTTTGTTAATAGAAAAGAAGCTGAGCACTACACACAGGCTATTGCAGCAGCAGAAGGCGATGTAGTTAAGATTCGTCAAATTACTGCAGAGGCTTTGAATGAAGGCAAACTTGCTCGTTTCTATGACCAAACAGGTCTAGGTAAGTTTACTGAAGCTGATCGTAAGTACTTGCAAGAGCAAATTCTTTACGGTGACCTAGACAACGCTCTTATGGATGTTGTTGAAGGTGGCAAGAACTCCTTTACTGGTGTTGACACATTTACACGTACCGTTAACTTTGCACGCAAGAACAATGTTCGCACAGCAGAGCTAAGTTACAACCTACCAAAAGGTAAGTTTGCTCGTGCTAAAGGTGCTAAGGCTTATACAACTATGGCACCGCTTGCTAACGAAGCAACTCAGGTTGCTTGGGCAATGCGTATTGGGTACTATGCAAACGACAAACTTGGCGGTATTGCAGTTGCTAACCTCTCAGATGATGCAGATGAGGCAGCAGATGCAATCCTTAAGATTGCAACTTGGCTTAATGACCCAGCAAATGCCAAGCAAGCTGCAGCATTTCGTATGGAAGAGCGTGGCATCAGTACTGAAGAACACGCCAAGCGCATCTATGATGCAGCAAAACAACTCTTTGTAAAGAAGGATGGCAAGATCAATCAAGACTTGCTATCTAAGGTACGTACTCTTGACCCTGAAACTGGCGAATACCGCATCACTGGTAAGTTAGGTCTTGATGATCTACCTAAGAACATTGATGATGTACCAGAGTATATCGTTGGACCACAGTTAGTTCCTATCTCTGATACTGGAAACTACACCACATCCATTATGGAATGGGGTTGGGACTGGTTAGGTGAGGCTAACGCACGTTTGTCTCGTGAACCTATGGTTCTATCTGAGATGATTAAGATGCGTAAGCAGTTTGATGAGTCTGGATTTGAAAAGGCTTTCATTGCTTCATATCAAAGAGGCATCACAGATCCAGCAGCACTTGCTAAGGCAGAGTTAAATGCTCGCACAAAGCTAGCAGAGATTGTAGAAGACCGAGCACGCTTGCAGACATTGGCATACGTTGACAATCCTGCAGTGCAGACACAGTTGGCTTTCTCAATTCGTAACTTTGCACGCTTCTATCGTGCTACTGAAGACTTCTATCGCCGTATGTATCGCGTTGTGCGCTACAACCCAGAGGCTATTGTCAAGGCAAGCCTTACTTATGAGGGTGTAACCCACTCAGGTTGGGTACAACAAGACGATCAGGGTGAGCCATACTTCATCTATCCTGGTACACAGTACGTTTACAAGGCAGTTCAAGCTGCAATGCAGGCGTTGGGTGTACCAGCAGAGTTTAAGACACCATTTCCGGTGGAGTTTGGCGCTAAGTTGAAGATGATTACACCATCTTTGAACCCAGAGTCAGCAATTCCTACCCTTGCAGGACCATTATCTGGTTTCTCAATCAAGGTTGCATCTAACCTTGTAGGTATCTTTAATCCAGGTGCAGCAGATCGCATCACAACTACACTTTTAGGTAAGTACGCACAGGACCAACCAATGGTTTCATCGTTCTTACCAGCACACGTTAACCGTATCTACAGTGCAATGAACCAAGATGAGCGTGATGGTCAGTACGC